AACTTGTAACCCTTGGCGTCAAGCTCGCTTAAATAGTCCTTATCGCTGTATTCTTCCGGGGTAACTTTGATTTCATCCCCGGCCAAACCATAATAAAACCTTAAAGTCTCGCTGGTTTCCTCGATCTCATAATATTCGGCCAAATAAACAACGTCATTCACGCACCAATCGAAAAAGCGGTTATCATTCTTCGGCCAATCCGCGGGGGTCGTTTTATGGGTTTCTTCAAATTCCTGGGCATCCATGGACGTTACCACATAACAATATTTTGCGTCGGCTTTATCCTGGCGTTTTGCGTTCAAGTCAAAATATACTGATGTTTCGGGGTCGAATATCGGTTCAAACGTTATTAACTGATCTTCGTTATCTTCGTCATATTCGTCCTCATATTCTGCACGTAAACGCCACGCACCAATACCCCCGGTTATACTGTCCATAAATGCGTTATCCCCGAACTCTGTACCCCTGGCTTTGCGTTGCGCTCTGTATAGTGAATTAAGGTTATCACATGTTTCGTCGCTCTCGGATCCGTCGGCGGGGCTAAATACCGCACTGATCCGGTTGGCTCGATATTCGTTGTTAATCCTGGTAACTGCAAGCTGCACCTTGTTAACTTCTAACCTGGGCTTATTGCTTAATTGTTCGGTGTAAAAATCTTCCCACATTGCACCAGCCACCCAACAAAAGCGTCGATCCTGTAGACATTGTTGGCGCTCCTCATAACATGCTGTCTGAATATTATCAAATGCTCGAACGGCCCGGTTAAAAACCTCGTTTAGTTTGTTTGTTCGCTTCAATTCTAGGTCTAAATCTTCTAACTCGATTTCATTATCCATGGATCACCAACTTTTGTAATTTGTAAGTATATTAAGGGGCGGTTGTAACGGTTGTTTATATGGCACTATCGGCCACTCGAACTCTATCATGTATCGAATAGCGGTCCCTATATGCTGGTATTCGTCATCTTCTTCTAAAAACGTGGATCCTTTCTTTAATTTTCCATTTAAAAGTGATTTATGCGAATAGGGCGCGTTGATATTATTGCAATATAAACTAATTTCGCCGCTTGCGTTAGCAATCTTGGCTCGTACTGCGTTCTGGCCGTCCTTTATGGATCGCGTAGAATTTCTAATCTTGCGTTGATACTTCCAACCGTATGACCGTAACACGGCTTCTATCGCTGTATAATCTGAACTATGCCCATGTTTCTCGCCAACCTTGCCCGCTGGATCTCCATAAATCGTTACAGTTTTATTTTGATGCTCTTTATACTTTTCAACGAACTCAAGTGCAGACTGCTCACTAACGGCCGATTGTAAAATTATCTCATCCAACAAGTAAACGGTTTCACCGCGCCGCACTCCAACGCCGCTAGACATTGGACTAAAATTAAAATCATGATACCAAAGGAGCGGCTCATAAGGCTGTATGGTTTCGTTCGTATAGTTTGCTGGCCCATAATCGTCGTAAATCCGGCCAGTTGAATTAAGAAAAGCGGCCTCATATTCTGTCTGATACTGCCTAGCACTCATACGTTTTTTAGCTGATGCTATAACGTCCGCTGGCAGGATATCGGAAGAAAACCACGTATATTTCCGCCATGTAGGATCTTGCCCGCTGTCTGCATATTCGGCTAACTCTAAATAATGGCCGAACCCGTCCGGGACCCCAATAAGCCAAACCCATGGCCGATAATCGGGTCGTAACGGGTTAAACGTATCTAAAGCGGGGGCTATGTTCTCTGGCCATGCGTTGGGCTTACAGTCGGCAATTTCGTCAACTATGCCACCGTCCCAAATAACACCCTCAATGCGCTGGGGTTGATCCAAACCAATCAGACTTAAAAGGGATCCATTCGGAAACTTTATGATTAACTGGGTTTCGCTCGGTCGATCCGGGAAACAATCGGAAAATGATAAAAGTTTTAAATCTTTCCAGTAAATTCGTTTTACCTGATCCCTGGTTGGAGCGGCCACAAAATAATTCCCTGGCGTTCTCATACATTCCCGCACAACGTACCGCTTCGCGCGTTCTGTTTTTCCTGAACGTCGCCCAGCTGGTACAATTTTAACGCGTATATTGTCGTTAATTAAAGCGGTCTGGATCGCGTGATCTTTTAAGGGATACCAGCGATCCAACGATTTTTTATATTTAACCGCGTCCATCAATTATGTTTTTAATTTTCTCTTGTGATCCAGCTCGGCTTTGTACCATGCTGTTACCCATATTGGAGCGGTTATCAATACTAGAACCCATCCGATTATAAATATTAACGTTTTTGTCATCATAACCCTTAAAACCCCCTAAACTATGTAAATTGATAGGTTTGAAAGTGAACTCGATTAACTTAACCATTGCTTCTAAGATTCCATAACTCTTTAGCGGTTAACCCTAATCTGTTGGCCGGGCTATTATCGCTCGGTCCATAAGTAAAACACTCCAAACATTCATAATAATTAAACGCTTCGTGAATTTTATCGGACCCACAAAACGGGCAAGGCTTTAATTCTTTGTTACTTTCCATTTGATCCCCTTAAAAATTTTATACTGGCAAACGTTCGGCTAAATCTGCTAACACGTCAACCACGTTAACATTTTCAGCCTTTAGTTCTACTTCTTTCGGGATTACTGATTTCAATAACCCCAAATATGCAACCGGGTTAACATATGCTTGAATCGCAAGATACTCAACGCCGCCAACCCGGTCAAACGACTCTAAAATTGCTTCTCTGAGGGTCGTCTGTGCCGCTCTTACGTTTTTCTTCCGGGCCGCGGCTTTCGGTGCGCCCCCTGTCTTTTTCAGTCCTAAACCGGCCATTTTGCCCCCTCGATCAATTTTGATAATTTGTTAAAATTATCATTATAGAGATTTTTTTCTATATTTTCTTTTTGGCTGCCCTAATAACATATCAATTGCAAGTTTTATATCACGTTTATGTTGTGTTAAACCAATTCTCGGCTGATCCGCACAATAAACCTCGTTTTTATGTTTCTTGGGAATTGACTGGGAGCGTTCCGCATATTTTATATGAAAATTACGCGCCGCTTTATCTGTTTTAAATTCAAACTTACGATAACCAATCTTAACGCCATAAACCCTTCTTAATGGAAAATAACAAGGTGCGTTTAATACGTCCGGGTTAATTACTTCTTTCATTATCTGTAGCCTCGGTTGTAGTTGTATTGTTGATTAGGAAAAACGTACAATTGTGGATATTGTTGAATGCGGTTGGCTTGTTCCATTATCCTGTTACGTTCCTGCTGGATCGCCATCATTTCACGCTGTTGTTGCTGCTCGGCTTGCTGTTGTAGCATCCTGGCCGTGTACTGATCCCCCTGATAACTGCCCCCCTGATAACAATATTGATCCGTATAACCGCAAAACGCGCCAGCATTACCGGCCGCTAACAACATGGCCGCCATAAATATTAACTTAATCATTTCAAACCCCTTTTACATTATCAAATTCGCCCAAAATCGGACCACCATTAAACGATAATCACTAACCCGCTACAACTATCGCGCTAAACTGTTAAAACGTCCTATATGTTTATTTTACCCCCAACGCTTGCAAAGCTTTAACAAGCTCAGTTTGTTTTGTTTTGATCTCGAGATCGGTTTCAAATCCACCGATCGCTAAATAGTTTTTAATCATTTCACGTAAAACATAGGTTGCGGTAACCCCGTTCGATCGCGCTTTATTAAAAAACTTAATTTTTAAATCAGCGTCGATCATAACTAAAATAGGTTGCGACTTATCAACCGTTAATAAAACAGGTTTAAAACTTTGATTAAACTCTTTATCCCAGTCTACTAAACTATAAAACCTCTGGCGTAATGAGTTTGTTTCTACTTTAACCCTATCCATTAGCACTAATTTTCTTAATTCTTGGCGTATTTTATAGCTTTTATGTTTAGTTAAATCTTTAAACGGTTTGTTATGACTTAACATTTGAACTAACTCTAAGTCTTTGCGTGGTTTTTTATCCCGTAAAAATAAATTTATAATGGCTAACTCTTCTTCCGTGCTTTTCATTGCTGAACCTCGATAGTGTTAAATTTTTCCGCGTTGTATATTTCGGTCTGAACGTCCAAACATTTAACGTCGGCCCCAATGCTTGCAATTAACCCGCGGTTAACCATGGTTTGCAAAACATTATTTTTGTTATCCTGATAAACGTAAACAGTTTTACAATAATCCAGGATAAACATTTTATATTTTTTCATTTCCTTCCCCTTGTTAAGT